GTGCTTTTGATATAATGATTGCCTTGTGTGTGGCATAACCATCTTTATCAAAGTCTGCTTCAATCTCAAATTTAGTAGACGCCGCAGCAACTGAATCGACTAATATAGTTACCAATCTATTCTTATCACTTTCACGAACTTTAGTAACAATCTCTTCAATAGCTTCAAAAATGTCTTCTACGGTTTCTAAATGTAGATACAACATCTTTTTACTATCAACACCAATAACTTGTAAAAACTCTTCACTAACTGCTGTTTCAGTATCTATATAAACTGCAACACCATCTTTCTTTTGAGTTTCTGCGAGTATGTGAGCACCGAGTAGAGATTTACCACTTGATTCTAATCCATTAATTTCAGTTATACGACCAACAGCAATACCACCATTAGGTCTGTTTGAAATAGCCAAATCTAATATACTTGAACCTGTAGATAAAAACTCTCGAATGTCTGTAGGAGTTGAATCACTACCATCAAGAAAATATGCTACTTTATAATTCTTGAATTTTTTGTTTAAACCATCAGCTAATATATTAGCTAAATCGTCTTTAGTCTTACCCATACATATCCTTTACAATAGAGGTGGTTCCGTTACTTAGAAACCACCTCTGTTTCTTATTGTTTACTTATTAAAGAGTTGGTCGAACGCTTCTGAAGTATCTTTTACCGTTTTCTGTGAAAGAACTTCAGTAGTTACAGAATCACCGTCATCTTCCTTTTCATCATCAGATGGAGTCAACCAATTATTAAGAACTTCAGTTAGTTCTTCATAAGAACGTTCCTGATACATCTCTTGAATGTTTGGTTGTTCATTCAACAACTTGTCAAGAAGTTTGTCGTCATCTGTGACAGGAGTTTGATTCGGCTTTACCCTAATGTTAGTGACAGGAAAATTCTTTCCTGCTTCTTCAGCAGAAATAAATTCTACCGTTATATCACGACCATTCATAGCATCTGTGATGTCACCATAGTCAGGGTCTGCGATTACAGATAGAAGCTCTTGATAAACCATTTTACCAAAGCCCCAAAAACGAACACCTTCATTCTCTTCACCTCTAACGATTACAGGAGCAAATGTTCTCATCTTTGCCATAAGTTTCTTTGCTATCTGATAATCTTCTTTGTTACCACTTGAACGTAGTTTCTGAGCAAACTCTTCAATCGGGTCAGGACGACCAAAAGTGATTGGAGAAAGATAAGTCTTTCCACCTAAATCATAATGAAAGAAAAGTTCTTGGAAGGGATTGTCTTTGTTGTGCTGATAAGGCACAATACGAACTACCTGTTTACCAGGTTGTGGTTTCCAAAGATTGTTAGTTTTAGTATTAGAAGTTTGAAGTTGTTCTAACCTTTTACGAATTGCTGTAATATCCATTACGTAATCTCCTATTAGTTAATTGTTAATTTGTTAATTGTTACTTTTGTAACCATTCATATATAAATATGAATTAAAATTTCAAAACGTTAATTTATTTTTCTAAATCAATAATTTCTTTTAGTCTTGTATGTATCGTATTTAGTCCGTCTTTATTTGTCAGTAAAATTGAATTACGATAATTACTCCATTGTAATCTGTATGATTTATCTAAGATTCCATTGTTAGCATCTTTGATAATATGATTAACTGCATTGATTGTATACAATGTATTTGTTTCTTTCTTTCTATGTAAAAGAATTGTGTTAGGTAAAAATCCTGCTACTTCTGATTTTACTACATTATAAGTTACCATCAATTCATTAGGATTTTCTACTTTCTCTAAAACGTATAACTTCTTCATAGAAAGAGGAGCAGACTCTTTGATGATGAGGACTATTTCAGTAAGTTCTTTCTTGTTACAGAAAGTGCAGAGTAATTGTGAATCTATCATTATTTTTTATCTTTACAAGAATTGCCTATGCGACTTGAGTAAACATTAGCAGGTATGAATCTACCACCTTCACTCAACTTGAATCCCATATTAGGTGCCGGCTTGACCGTTCCAAGACAATCTACACCATCGGTTCGTGACATTGATGCGGAATCTTTTTTGTTGTCAACTCTATAGTTAGAGAATTTTTGATAGTCCATATCTTTATTATTTATCTCTGCAATCAGTAAATGCGCTCTCACAAACTGAACTGCATTTTTTTCTAAAGTTTCCCAATCTTCATCAGTATAATTTTCAGAGCCTGTCTTTACATCTTTTCTCCATTTCTCAGCCCATTTCTTAGCTTGTTCTTCAGCCTTTGAATTAATTTCATCTATTTTGTCTTGTTCTATACCTATCTCTCTTGCGTGTTCTTCTGCTTCATCTAACTTTCTTGTAGCTTCTTCAGTATTAATAGGGTCAGATTTAAATAAATCTTGATGTGTTGAAACTATACTATTTAGTACTCTTCGTGAATTAGGATTTTTATATTCTGTTAATCTAATTTTTTCTTCAGCCGCACTTGCCGCTCCCGCACCAACTTTAACACTACCTGGACCTTCATCTTCAACCGTAACTATTATAGATGTAGCCTCGTCAGCTAATTTGTCATAGTAGTCTTCGTCATTTGGGTCTAAGTCACCTAACGAACCTAAACATATCATATCACCTACTTTGTAAGTAACATCTGCAGGAAAATAAACTTCGTGTCCTTTTCTTGTTTGTATCATAGCAATCAAGTTTTCGGCTAAATCTGCTGAACCTGATTTCAAAGCAGGATTCTCTATCATATCGTGCATAATAGCCATTGCTTCTTTTTCATATTCTTCGGGTGATAAATTTGGGTCAAGATTTCTTATTTTATCAACAATTTTTTGTTCATCTTCAGTTATACCACCAGGTGCTTTCTTTACTACGTCTTCTAATATCTGCGCAACTTTTTTAGGATATTCATTTAATATCTTTTCACGACCTTCTTCTGTTGAAGGGTCAGCACCTTCTATCATTGTAGATACGGTAAATTTTTCTCTGTCTTCTGCTAACTGAACTAAATATTCATTATGTTTCTTTATAGCACGTCTAACTTGTTTAGATTTCTTTTCAGCTTTTTCAGCATCCATTCCTTGTTTTATAAATGATTCTTTTAACTTTTGTTTGTCAGGTATAGGTTTTATTTTATGTTCTCTGTTTCCAAAAGTTACTGAAGTAACATTACCATCTGAATCCTTGTTAGTTTTTACATCTACGTCTTCAGATGGATTTATATCTGTAGGTGTTAAGTCTTTTGTTCTTATTTTAGAAGCTACTCTTTTTTCACCTGATTTAGTTGCTTGTGCAGGTGCGTCATCTAAATCTAAATTATTAACTAAATCATCCATAAAAGCTTTTTGATTATCTGTAAATCTAATTTGTCCTCGTGTTGCTTTATTATCATAAGTTTCAGGACCTGTTTTTGATATATAAAGTTTATTTACTTTTTGTGAATCACTTTTAGCTATGTATTTCTTCGCAACTGCTTTCTCTTCATCTGAAAAATCTGAGTCACCATCTTGAACTTTATCAAGTACATTTTGAAATGTTTCTTTATCTGAATCATTTTCAAAATTTATTAACTTATTTATATTTGACATTTGACTATCAAACTTATCTTTACCGCCTACATATGATTTAGAACTTCTATCAGGTTCATCACCAAGTTGCCTTTCAAAATCTTTAGGACCACTCAACTTTTGTCCTGATGTCTCATCTTCTACATCATCACCTTTCATTCTATCGTATTCAATCTTAGCAGGATGGTCTTTCGGCATTGATTTAGCAGATGATGCTTTCATCTCTTTAGATTCACCATCTTCACCTTTATACTTAATCATCTTATCATCCGGTATATCTGCTTCTCTAATAAACCTTTCAGATAATTCTATAACATCAGAGTGTGGAAATCCTATAGATAAGAGATAATCATATAATGCTTCTCTATCTTCTTTTATACTGAAATCAGGATATCCCTTTTCGTATAACCAAGAGATTTCGGCAAGCAGTTTATCAAATGAGTTCATCGTAGTTCTTACCTCGTTTCATCTTGACAGGGAATCCATCTCTCTGTAACTCTTTTTGAACAATTTCAACAAATTTATCTCCATCGTTTTTGTTATAGTCAAACAAAAAACTATCGTAATGATATAATACTAACTTACTTTCAAAGTCTTTTGTTTCTTTTAATAAACTTTTTAACACTAATATATTTCGTTCTGTTTCTAAACTTTGTATCATATAGTTAAAAAGTTTTGAAGGATAAAAGTCTTTCACATCCAACGTTATTCTTCTTTTATAAATATCAGTTATCAAAACTTTATCTCTGTTAAAACGTGACCATAAATTAGTATAATAATCTTTAACTTTACCAAAAAACTCGTGTGTTTTTGCTACATCATCAGGAACACCGCCATACATATATTTAAAAGTCATTGATTTTGATTCTTCATAAGACACGTTATATAGTTTACCAAAGTGTTCGTGTACACTTTCATCACCAAAATCATAGCCAATTAGTTTACCAATCAATCTTACGTGATAAGCATCAAAGTCAAATTCAATTAACTCATCAAATCTACTTGTTATCATCTTACGTGAACCATCACTCTTATTTAAAGCCGCAAAATTAAGTCCATCATAAGCATTACTCGGTCTACCTGTAGGAGTAAGTACATTGTAGTTAGTAAACATCAAATGTTCTTTTGAAATATTGTCTGATTGACCTCGAGGAACATCTACAGGATTCACACGTAATCCTGCTCTTTCTACTTCTGCAAATACTTCATTAGCATCTGAATAAAATTCATTGTATTCATCACCTATGTTATCTCTGTAATTAGTAAATAAGTCTTGACAATATTCTAAGTGTTTCATTATAGGAACAACAAAATTATTCATTCCTTTAGAATGAAAGAATCTGTGTGAAGTAGTTAAAAACATTTGATTCTCAACTAAGTTTCCTTGTTTCTGAAACTCTGCTTGTTGTAAATCAATAACATTACTAAAGTTAGCAAAGTGACACACTGCTTTAATATCTGCTACATATTTAGGAATATCAGTATCTAAATGTAATAAACAATCTAAAGTAAGTTCAGGAGCTTCATCGTGATTAAATGATAAAATATATTCTTCATCTTCAGATGTCCGTACATATAGCATCAACGGATAATCGTTTAATGGATGTTTATTCTTACTTCCTATGAAATGTAAGAACACCCAATCAGAAGAACGATATTTATCCACAAAGTCCTCAAATTGGTTGTACTTCTCTATTATAACCACGTCTTAATATATAACCTTTTATTGATAATGTCAAGTGTTTTTTTAGTAAGAGCCTCCGCCTCCTGCTCCACCGCTCATAACACCTGCCGGCGGTCCTGTCATAGCACCGCCTGTACTTTTATTTTTCTTCGGAACTACTTCATTATTAGATTCTTTAATAGGTATACTTTGTACAGGAGCAGGGACAATGATGTTGCCGTTTTTATCTCTTGGTATATTAGTTATACCTAATGCTTTTCTTTGTTTAGAAAGTTCACTTGCTTCAGGTATAATGTAATACTCTATGTAATTGTTTAATACATTTTTAATTTTTGGAAACTTATTAGATAATTTAGCCACTTCTACTCTGTTTGTTCTAAAAACAAACGAAGGTCTTCCTGTCAATCTCCATTCAATAGTAAACTTTTCATACAAAGGAGAATCAAATTCATCGTCTACTTCTCTTATAGGCTCACTCGGGTCGTTTCTTTTTTTAGCAAAATATCTTGTAAAACTACCTTTAGCATAATCGTCTTGGTCAGGACCTTCTTTGTAAAATTCATCTGCCATCGGAGTGTATGTTTTTGAATAATTGTTGGTATAAACAGAAAAATCACTTTCATATTCAGGTAATATTGGTTTTATTAATCGAGATGTAACTTGATGTGTACCGCCTGTCATATAAAATTCTTCAAAATCATTTGTGTAATGTACGTGATACGGAGTGCCTTTTTTAACAAACTGATTATTGTCAGTATATATAAAAGAAGAATTATCAGGTACTCGACCTGCATTTGGTATTGCTCTCATCGTGTTCTCGATTATCAAATCTATTTCTAACTCAGCATCACCTCTTTTTATCTTAGGTCGGCCTGCGTTTATAAAAGAATTTGTACCTGTTTCTTGATAGTTAGCTTGTGCCATTAAAATCTCTTTTGATAAGTTTGAACTGAATTAGCAACTCGAGGACCTTTTAGTCTCTCTAAGTACTTATAACTATTATCGTTTTTCAGAAAACTCTCACTTTCTCTACATCTACCTTTTTGACTTTTAGATGAACTACCGCCAGGTTCAGGTTTTTCTATCATTGAATCCCAAAACTCTTTTCGTACAGGAAATGGCACAGCATTTTCAGGACCGGTCTCTTTAGTTCCGCCATACATTATTTCATTTTTATAATAAGTTCCTTGTTGTATTACTCGGTTACGGTCTGCTTGTGTAATTGAAGCATCTTTTTTACCTAATACTGCACCAAGAGTTTTCCATTTAGGTACTACTCTGTATAAAAGATTGTTTTGCCAAGCCAATCCTCCATAAAAACTTGTAGGCTTTGGTTGTGGCTTTGGTTTCTTCTTTTTCGGCTTGTTATTTGGTGGCGGGTCGTCTTGTGGTTGACGAGTTGATGGGTCTATCACAGCTTTTCTTCGTTTCTTAATTTTAATATTTTCTTTTTGTTTTAGTACGGTTAGTTTTGTTCTTTCAGGCTGATTCAACATAGCATTTATTGCATCATTTAGAAAATCATTATCTATACCTGTCTCGTTATTAGGGTCGTTACCTGCGGCTCTTAAACTATTCTGTAATTCAGTAAGTTTATCAACCATTGTTTTACCATCTTTGTCTTTTCTATTTGCAACATAAAAATAAGTTTTTTCTCTCTTATCCCACTCACCAAAGTTTGTCTTGTCTTGGTCTTTTTCTCTCATCGTATCGTTGTAAGTAAACCTTGTATACAATCTATTTAAAAGTTCTTCAGGGTCTTTACCAAATGCGTCAAAATAACTTCTCCTTATATTTTGAAATTCTTGTATACTCAATACGTCTGTAACACCCATAGAAAATATTATAGGATGAGAGTTTGGTCGTCCTTTAGGAAATATCTTAATGTCTTGTTTAGGAGCATCTTTAAATGGTTCTATAGATGCCGCACCATCAACCATTGATAATACTATATTAGCAGTATCGTTCTCTACCATTTGATAAGGTATAAAAGGCTGTGGCGGGGGCGGTACTTCCCAATCTTCAAATGTAGGAAAGTCAAAATCCAATGGCTCTACATCAACATCATCTGCAATATCTTCTTCGTCAGGAGGTATAGGTATGTCAGGTCTCTCAATTGGTGGAGGAGGAGGGGGCGGCGGGGGCGGTTCATCTAAGTTTGAAAAGTCTTCAAACTCTAATTCTTCTAATACTAAATCGTCTGCGATATCCTCTTCTTCTGAAGGAAAAGTAACCCTCGGTCTTTCAGGCATTGGTAATGGTGGACTTGGATTTGGTGGTTTTGGTGTTGGCTTTTGTGTTATTATTTTCTTTGTTTGTTTCTTCTTTTTCTCTGTTTTTATTTTTAACTTTGATTTCTCTTTTGGCATTGGCATATTTCTTCTTCTCATCAATGCTGTAATAGAAGTTTCCCAACCTGATTCAGTTAATTCTTGTTCTATGTTCTTTACAATAAAAAAGAAGTTTCTATCAACAATATCAGGTAGATAAGAAACCGTAAATGCTTGACCTGGTAATATACCACTAATACCATCTATTTTAAAAGACAATTCAAAATAACTTATAGTGTTATTTAATTTCTCTAAAGATTGTACGTTATCATTATAAATTATTTGGTCCATGTAAGCTTGATAATCAGAATGAGTATTAACTTGCATATAGCCAACTTTTCTACTTCCGGCCATTGGCTTACTTATAGTACCTCTTAAAACTTTAAATTGTTCTAATGCTGCATAAGCTGCGGTTCCGTCTATCTCTTGTACAGGTATATTTGAAATTTGTACTCCATCTGAAGTTTCTTCTATTGATGCTCCATCCTTTAGTTCTGTTGCAGTTGTATATTTTATAGAACCGCCTAAGATAAACAATCGGTCCATCACATCACTTATCTCTGTTAAACCAACATTTATATTTGGATATTTATCTCTTACTTTCTGCGCATTTGATTTTTTATTAGTGTTTGAGTCTTCTTGTGCCGGTCTATTTTGTTTTACAAAATCAGGTGCTATTCCTAAAAAAGAGTCATTATACTTTTCTCTTCTAACCTCTAAATAATTAAAAGACGCATCACTAAACATTTCAACTTCACCTTGACCATCGTATGAGGTTTGGTCACTAAATTCTAATGTTGTTTTTCCATCATAAACTGAAAGTGTTAACTCTTTAATTTGGTCTTTAGAGTAATCTTTATATTGAGGTAATCTACCGGCTTGTATAGCTTCTGTTATAACAAATTCTATTTGACCAGGAGAATCACCTGGATTAATTGATGTAATAAAAGAAGTTAGTTCATTTGGACTAATATTTTCGTATTGTTCTATATAGTTAGTACTTCCAAACGAAGATGCTTGTAGTGGATTATAATTTGATTCTTCTTCTCCATCTGCTTCTTCTTTAATATCATATAATAATTCTGCTTTAAGACCTGAGTTCACTCCTCCAAGTGCATCACTTAAATCAAATTTAGTAGTCGCACCAATAGTAGCCGCTAACTCTACATTCTTTGGTACTTTACTATTAAGTTCTAAAGACTTTACTATAGAATTTTTTGAAAAAACTTCAAACCTAAAATAGTCGTTTGTTTTTACATTTCTTAAATCATATACACTTAAAAATCCAGGTAAAAATACATTACCGCCTACTTCAAAATTAGGGAACCCGTGAAAGTTAGAAGATATAGTATTATACATATTTTCTAATCCTTCTCTTAAAGTCCCAACACACGCCATCTTATCAAAAGTCACTCCTTGGTCTTGAAAGTAAGTCACATTATCGTTACCCGCCCAAAACAATTTATACCAAGGGTCATCGTCAAATCCTTCTTGTTGATAATCTTTTGTAGTTGGATAAAAGTTTCTATCACAAAAGTTTCTATTAGCAGTTCCTAAAAAAGCATCTTGTATTAAGTTAACGTTGACATACATATTTCGTATTTTTGCCATAACGTGATTAGGATTTTTTATTTTTTCGTTATCTGAACTTTCAGACGATTGTGGAACGGTATCAATAAAAAACGGAAATGCTCTATCTAATGTTTTACCTAAAGATTTAGAGTACTCTTTGAATATTATATTTTCTTCTTCACTATCACTTTCAAACACGCCAAGAATACTTCTACTTAAAATAGCTTTCATAGCTTCTGTGTTTATTAAACAATCTGAGAAATTTATAGGAATAAGTTGTGAATGTGTTAACATCAAATTACTTTCTAATACTGCATTAGTATTATCATCAGGAAATTTAAAGTTCTCAGTTAACTCTGTCGAACATCTAAGTGACCTAACACCACTTACTATTCTACTTGAATCTAAATCTGCAGTACCAAATAATCTTGTAAGTATATTGTCTTCTGCGTATTTAACACTAACATAATAATTTATATAAAAAGAACTAACAGACTCTTGTTCTTTACCTTCTCCATCTTTAGTAATTTCTTTTCCTATTTTTGTGTCGTCACCTTTAACTAAAGAAATAATTAAATCTCTTGTTTTATGTATAGCTGTAAATCCTGCTAATCCGCCTTTGTATACTACTCTTTTAACTTTTGCTGTACGTCTACCTCTATCTTGATATTCAGTTTTTGTTTCTTTTGCCGGTTCTATTTTTTCAACGTAAAATCCTTTATTTTCTAAAGCATTTATTAAGTCTTTTAACTTGTCTTCTGTTTCTTTTGTTCTACTATAAAAAACAGATGCTTGTGAAGCATTGTGTTTAAGATTACCATCTTTATCTTTTATCTGAAAATTAAAAGAATCTTTTATTGAAAACACTTCTTGTATATTTTCTTTTATTTTTGATAAGAGTATTAAACCATTTCTTTCGTCTATTGGCGAGACAGCAAATGTATCACCTTCTGCTGAATTTTCATTTAATATAGGAATACTCTGTGGTCTATTTTTATTTGTAGAAGAATGATATAGTCCATGACCTGAAGTTTTTAAATCTATACTTATATCATATCCACCTTGTTGATTTAATTTAGCACTATAGTTAGATACGGTTCCAACTAAAACATCACTATTACCATTCGTATTTATTGCAAACTCTTCAGGAAACGTTTGAGCTTTTGTAAAATCCATAGAAATATCGTACTTACCTGTTTGTTCATTGAGTGTTTTTACTAAAAAGTCTCTTGGAACAGCTTGTGCTCTTAGTATATCAATTTGTGGATTTGACCATCCAAATTCAAGATAAAGTATTGTACCTATTCTAACAAACTCAGGTACTATTTTATCATATTGTTCATTAGAGAATACTTTCATTTCTATAGAAGCTTCTTTAATCGTATTAATAGTAGCACCTTCACCTACATAAGCAGTTCTAACAGAAGTAATTCCTGGTGGCGGTACTTTACCACGTGTAGAATCAGTCCAATGATTTTTCTCAAAATAGTTAGGACTATCAGAATTTCTATCTAATAAAGTTCCTTGTATTTCAGTTTTATATTTTGGTGATACAAGACGAACATAAGTTGTCTTAGTCATCATTTCAGAGAAAGAGTAATCTTGGCCTTCTAAATATAGACCATAATTCTCTCTATTTAAACCACGTTGTCTTTTTTTCAGTTCTTTTACTACGTTGTCGTATAGCTTTTCGCCTAACATAATAACCTACTCGTTTAATCGTTTGAAATCAGATAATATTGGCTCTAACTCTGTTGGAATTCTATATTCTATTGTTGGCTCTACTTGTATAGAAGCATTTGTAACACCATTAGCTAAAGTTATAATCCACCATAAATTGGGGTCTCCGTAATAGTCGTATGCTATTTTATCGAAACGAGTACCTCGTGGAAAATATCTAAAAGAGTCACTATCTCTTATTGGTATCTTAGGATAAAAAGTAGTTCCGTAAACTCTGTTACCTTCTTGATTCTGTTTAATTGGTGTATCTTTATAACGCATTACGCACCTCTGTTTTCACTTCTTGCACTCTTTTCACCTATTTTCTTTATATCTTGTTCAAGTGAACCAAATCTATCTGTCGGTCTTCTTCGAGTTAAACTCTTTTTATAAAGTTCTATTTCAGATGATTTCTTTAAGAAATCATAGTTAGCTTGAAATCCTAAAGCACCAACTTCTTGCGGCCCTACTGATGTACCATCACCTGCTTTGAATGGTGTTAAATAAGGAATATCATAATGTTTACCAAATTGATGTGGAATGTGTTTTCCAAAATATCTAAAAGTTAAAGTAGCACTTATGTGTTTTGGAAATTGAAATCTCTCTATTTCCCAAGTTGTATTATCTTGAACATTTACTGATAATGATTGAATATATCCTGGTTGGTCTCTAAACATATCACCAACGGTTAATTCTACGTTTGGTGAAATCATAAATCCTGCAGTGCTGTATTGAGGATAACATAATCCTACAAGATAATTTAATTTTTCCATTACAAACGGCATCTCTTTATGATTGTGTGGATATAAGGTAAATTCTAATGATACATCTCTATCTACTCCATTGTAAATATAATATTTATCAGGTCTACCAAGATAACGTTGTTCAGAATATTCAGGTGTTATAGTTTCATTAATGTTATTTATTACAGCTGAAAATTGTAAGTATCTCGCATTTGAATTATTACCTTTCCATTGAAAAGCTTTAAAATAAAAATCAATAAAGTCATATTGTTTAGAATCTGCTGTATTAACTAATGGTGTACTATTAACTCTATCTTCATATTCACTATAAAATCGTTCTTGTTTTTCAAGAGCTTTCTTTAAAGGAGAACCACCTGATAATATTCGTGCTTTATAGTCTTTAACATCTTGTTTATAATCCTCTGCCATCTGCGCTTCAATTCCTGAGTGTATTTCTACATCTGCTACAGGATTGACAGGTGCTTTTTCTTCTAAATTTTCTTTCCTAGCATTGCTGTATATGTTTCTACTTTTATCATCTGTTGCGGCATCTTTAATTTGACCATAAGTTTTAAAAGCATAATTGTTATATTGTTGTTCTAAGTCATCTGTTTTCTTATAAAAAGTAGTTGCTTGACCAGGTGTAGTTGCTTTAGTTATTATGTTATCAACGTCTTCTAATGGTCCACTTCCTTCAGGTCCTTTATACGGGTCTACGACTCCGCCTATTCTAAAATAGTGATTTGGATTATGTAATGCAATAGTACCTTTATTTAAAAGTTTATTAACAGAATTTGTAACAGCATTTCTTATTGTATTACCGACTCTTTGTAAAAGATTACCGGCTTGCGGACCTGTAGTTTGTGGCTGTATGTATTGTTCAAATGGTGCGTCTTCGTTATCTACCCATTTTACTTGTAATGCAGTTCTTGATGTTGACTTACCATCTCCTATGGTTGGAAATAATGACTTAAATATTGGTTCAAGTACAGGCTCGATAAATTTAGGTGCAGAATCTTTCATAGCTTGTACAGGGTCTCTCATCAAATCTTCATATTCTATACCTAATACGTGTCTTTTCATATGATAAAAGTCAGTGCTGAATAATGATATAGGATTCCATACACGAGTTTCAATCGTTCTGTTTACTAATTGTAAACCAAATTGTTTTAATCCAAATATAAGACCTGTTCCTGTAAATAGAAATTTACCTTTTCTTAAAACATCATCTATTTCTCTATGTACTCTACCTGAAATAGTATCAGGTGTTCCTCTAACAAATCCGCCTCCAATATTATCTAAAGCACCCAATACACCACCAATACTATTGACTGCAAAATCTGCTACAGCCGGCATCCAACTTGCTAATCCTGTACCACTTTGTAAATCTGCATTTGCTAAAGCACTTGTTAAATCTTCGAGTCCATAACTACTACCTACTTTTTTAACAATAAAAGGAGAGTTTTTACCTGGACTCATTTCTTGTATATAGTTTCTAAATCCTTTTTGATTTTCTTTAGATAGTTGTTGTCTTACATCAGGATTTGCTAAAGCAGTACCATCACTATTAACAGGAATAATAACTACTCTGTTTTCGCCTGAGTCAGTTCCAGCGCCTTTAAATCGGTCATTAGCAAATTGTTCTAATTTTTTAGGACGTATTGTAAATTCTTTTCCATCACCATCAAAGATACTATTCTGTGTAAACGAATTAGGATATTGAATACTACCGCCTCTTCCTGCACTAAGATTTAAATCAACACTACCGGCTTGATTATCAATAGTAGTTATTGTCGCTTTGTGTGCTGTCATATAATCTATATTAGAAGTTATATCACTCGCAGTCACATCGTCTTGTGTTATAAAATTACTTGGTGTTGTGTCCCAATCATCAATACGACTTGATTGTCTTCTAAAAGCAGTTGTTGCATTGAATCCTGTGAATCCTAAACTATTTTGTATGAATAAATTAGATTGAAAAATACTATCAGTATTGTCTAATGTAAAAGAATCGATAGTAGGATTGAAAGTGCTTGACTCGCCATTAACTACTAAAAAGTCAGTATCAGATGATGGCCCAATTCCTTCAGGTGAACGACCTATTGTAAATCCTTGAACGTAAGGATTCTCTCCTGCTTTATCAAAAAAGTTTACAGGACCGGGAAAAGTATATGTTACATTACCAAAAGAAACATCATCGTTGTATTCTCCTAAATCGTTAAATTGTGTCGATGTCATATTAGCAGTAAATCCATTTGCAAAAGTATCTTCAATAAAGTTTTGTGATGAAGTACGTAATCCGTATCCTACTATCACTTCTTGTATTGGTAATGGTTCTTCTAATGGTCTTTCAAAAGATTGTTGACCTGTTATAACAGCACCATTTGCTTGATACGATTGTGGGTTATTCATAGAACCAAGTAAACTTCTTGGCGAAGACTCAGGGTCATTAGTGTTGAGTCGTGTTTCCATATCGATTGTATCAAATTGACCAATCTTACCGTACTCTCCTGAAATATAACCTCCTATATTTTCTATACCATCTAATAAGTCTTTTAATGCCATATTATCCTTCTGATATTGCCTTCTGTACTCTGTTGGCTGTATCTGCTGTTGCTATTATTTGTTGGTCTGCTTTACCACGTAATGTTTCTGTTTGTTGTCTTATAGCCGCACCAACTTCATCTCTTAAAACTTTTACTAATTTATCTGTATGTAAATCAAGAGTTTCTTGTGTTCTCTTATCTGCCGCTAAAAACATATTGTCACCTAAAGATGCGTTGATTCCTACTCCTTGTCCATCGTTTACACCTTTTCGTGTGACTTCAAAGTTTTCCATTCTGTTACCTGCCATACTACCAAGTTTTCCACCTAATGCGGCTCCTGCGATAGTACTACCACCTACTATTGCTAAAGACTTAGCGGCGTTCTTTGCTGCGGTTTTAACAAAACCAAATCCTGCTAAAAGACCAGGACCTATTGCTACAAGTAATCCTACTAAACCACCCACAATAACACCTAACGCAGTAGCATTTCCTTTTATAAATTCATATACTTGACCGCCTTCTTTTGCTTTATCATTAAAAATATCTTGACCTTGTATAACTTTTTGTAGTTCTTCTTGTGATAATCCAAAAGCATTTGTTAGTGCTTGTACCTGCGCAAAGTTTGCTTTACTTAAATCAAACTGACCTCCAAGTTGTCTTTTTATTTCAGTTGCTAATTTTGCTGAGTCTCTTTCAAATGCGGCTTGTCTTGCGGCGTTTAGATTTAAAGTCTTACCAAATAAAGCTTGTAATTCAAATTCTGAAGATATTGACGATTCTAAATCTAAAAGACTTTCTGCAATTTTATTTAATGCTCCTGCTTCGATACCGAGTTTTCTCATTTGGACCGCCGCTTTACCAATCTCTATTGCACTCTTACCAAAGAAAAGTGCTTGGTCTTTTGCGGCCATAGCAACATCATCAAATACTTGACTTTTTAGAATTCCTTCTTGTTCTGCTAATGCTTCTAATGATTTTAATTGTTCTACTGCTTGTTCAGATGAGCCTCCTGCTACTAAAGTTTGTAGATTTAGTAGAGTTGCCATATTCTCAGCTGATGCTCCTGATAGAGCAGTTATGTTACCAAATTCTCTCGCAGTAGAAGCACTCAAAGATGGTATTCTACCCATAGTTTGTGCTAAGGCTTTTATAGCATCTCTTGATTTTTGTCCATCACCTAATAATGCACCCATACCTAATGAAGCAGACGCCATTTGTGCTGATAGAATAGTTGAGTCTGTTGCAGTAACACCTAATTCTTGTCTAAGTTCTTTTGCTCTAAGAACAAACTCGGTCATCTTTTTAACTGCAAATCCTAAAGCAACTCCTGCTAATGTAATTGGATTTAAAAATATATCAGCGAAATCTTTTAATTTATTTTTTAAATTATCTATTTGGTCAAAGAAAGGGAGGTTCGCATTTAAGGCCTCATTTATTCCATCCGCATCTTCTCTCGCAGTTGCAAATCCGTCTTCAAATTTGTCGAAAACTGCAGGATTTATAAACTCTCCAAACTCTTCTTTTAATTCTTTGAGTTTATCGTCAAACTCTTCTGTTACAAATGTTCCGTCTTGTAATTGGTCTATCGAATCTTGTCGTAACTTTTCTAAAGCACTGAACCCTCGTGACTGCTCAATGTTTCCTTTTTTCCTAGCTTTATTAGCAGAGTCTACTAAAGAAGTAGACCTTGCATTTATACCTAAACCTTCTAAAAGTAATGATTTAGAATCTTGTGCTAATTTATTAGCTTTTTTAGCTAAATCATTACGAGTTTTTATATCTTTGACTTGTTGTTGTCTTGCTTCTTTTGAAGATTTTTCAGCACTCTCTATAGCATCAGCAAGAGCTAATTCTTTTTCTTTAAGTTTAATTAAGTCTTGAGTTGCTTTAACACCTAACTTTCCTTCTTTATTATAACGGGCCGAATTTTTAGTAATATCGTCTTGTAACGATTTTATCTGTTCAAGTTCTTGTTTTGCGGCTTTTAGGTCTTTAGGATTCATTTAATTAATCTATAAGTCCATCCGCTCTTAAAATAGCATCTAAATCTTGATGTGCTTGTCTTGCTTTTTTAACTGCTTTAGCAAACTTTGGATTTTTTTTCATCATCTGTTTAGAAACTTTGTCAGCTTTACCTTTTGCTATCATACCAAAAAGTTTATCTAAAAACCCTTCTTCGATTTGATTTTTCATAGAGATTCTCCGATTCGATTCTTATATAAATATCAAGTTATGTTAAAATTGTTTTTTAGGAAGATAATAAACATCATTATTTTCCCAATCAAAGTAGTTGTTTCCTTCAGTAGGTGATACAGACATAGACACGTATGAAACAGAAGGTATATTGAAATTATTACTTGCATCTTTTGCATCATTATACCAAGTAGCTCTTCCGCCTGATTTTACTAATGAATCTAATGATGAACTAAATTGAAACATATCTTCTGTGAAACCTGCATCCCAAAAGACTCCATCATATGTATTTAATTGACTAAGATTATCGTGCCAACTTCCTGTAACGATTGTTACGTTTGGTTTGTCTGAAGCCCACTCTTGTGCTTTTTCTATTATCTGTGGATGTTGTTCACAAATTGTATGTGATGCAATGCTATGTGATTGTATGTAATTAGCACTTATACCCATTCCGAATCCTAACTCTAAAATATCTCCTCCGCCTTCACATACATATGCGGCTGATGCAGACATTATAGGCCTTTCCCAATCCATCATAACATTCACTTCATTACCTGAAGCAGGACTTACGTAATAGATTCTATGGTCTTCAAAGACTAAAGTTTGGTCTATAAAGTTGTAAGGTACGTGGTCTAAATTTGATAACGGCATAACAAGCTCCTATATGTTATATATAAATATTATTTTACTCTGTTATATTTAGAATTTGCTTTCTTTACTCGTTCATTTTCTTCTTTTTTAGCCTTAGATAGTCTTCTATAATACCATTCACGCATACCTATGGGCATAGTGTATAACTCATCAAAATTATGAAAACCTTGGCTGTAATAGCCTAATTGAAATATTTGTTCGTAGACGCTTTCTTTATATTGTGGCGTTAGGCCAAAAAAATCGAACGGTCATTGGGACCGTTACCTCCTGCTCACTTCCGTCTGCTAATTTAATTTTAGTAGAAAAATCTATGTCAGGAGCTACTTCTGTTATGTAGTCTCTAAAAGACATTGAATCTCTTGCCATAAATTGATTATCTACAAAGTCGTCTATTTCACCACGTTTTGTTTTACCGTCTACTGATTTGATAATCAATTTATATCTATTTGTCAATTCTCTTGATTGACCTGCTTTTTCATATGCTTTATTTAAATCTTCAAGTTGCTTTTCCATATGACCATCTAATATAGAAAAAACTATTTGACTTTTTGAAATTGGTGTTGTAAATTTAAACTCATTCTTGTGTGGTTCTACAAGATTCTTTTCATCTATCCAAATCTCTTTTAAAGTTGTCAAGTCAATATTGACTTCTTCATCGTTGTAGTTGATAGGATAATCTTTACCATATCCAAGTATACGTGCTGATACTAATAAAGTATTTTTATCGCCAATAACAAAGTCATCTAATTTGACTCCCTCTGTAACAATAATACTTTCTAATAGTTTATCTAATACGATACCTTTTTCGATAAGGTTAGGTGAAGTAAGAATGTCTTCTTCTTTCGCCGTCATATACTTGATTTCAACTTGTCCACTCGATAATGGATGTTCTTTAGGATACACTAATCCTTTAGAAGGTAAATCTATTACCTCTGTAGGAAATTTACTCATAACAATTACCTCTTAATTAAGTTAAGAATTTAAAACTATTTATTTCCGACCAAATTTTTCTGCTGCGGTTACGCCTAAACCAATTACGGTTATATACATAAAGTTTTCAAGTATAATATCTTTTACTTCAAACTGCCAAAATGTATTTGCGACCCAACTCGCTATAAGCATAACAAATGATGCGAAGCCTATAAATCGTTTAGACGATATCTTCGCATCACTTGAAAGCATTTCTCTTAAAAAGTTCATATATTAGAATTGTAATACTGCGTAGTCATAACGTAATGTACAAGTTATGTCTACAGGTTCACTAACTGACCAATCCAAATCTCCAAAATTTGCAGATTGTATGTAAGCACCTTTTAGGTCCCACTTTTCAACAACATCACCAACAGGTCCAAGTAATTGGAATGTCACATTCTTTTTATAGAAGTCAGAGTATCCGTCTCTTCCTGTTACTGATTCGTGTCCAAGTCTAATCCACTCAATTACTGCTTGAGCACCACTTGGTACGATAGGGTCATAAAGAGTAATGTCTAAGGGCTGCCAAGAAGCTTTCCCTTTTACATATCGCTTAACATTAATA